GAATAAATTTGTCGCAGTATTGGAACCCATGTCTCTCACACCACTTGGCGTAAGAGATAGAGTTCTTGGCTTTGGATAGTTTGGTTCTGCTATTTTGAAAACAGAACCTTATATCTAGGTCGGGTCGTTTCTCCTTAATCGCAAGATGTTTGCGTCTATCTTCTTTCGAGAAGTAGCCCTTCGTTTCAACAATAAAATTGTTGAGGATAAAGTCAGGGCGATAGGTGCAAGTGATTTCATAGTCAATGCTGAGAGTTTCATAGGTAAAGATAATTTTCTTTTTGGTTAAGTTGTCAGCAAATTGACTTTCAAATTTACTCTTGTACTTAGAAGTCTGCTCCTGTTGGGAGTCCGACTGTTTCTTTTTCTTCATAGCTTGATGGTTCTGCTTGAAAGTCTGGGCTGCCTGTCCATTCAACGTGCTTTCTTACTATGACTTGTAAAGGTTGGCATCTAATACCGACACCATTAGCACCTGCGTCATAGCCACTACACTTCATAGACATCTGCCCTTCTGTCATAGGACTAATCTTTTCATACTCTTTCTTTTCTTCGTCTGTCATAAGACGTAGAGGGTCTTCGTTAGCCCAGAAAGTAACAGGTGGATTAGTCCATACATCACCATTTTGTTTTACCCCACCAGCTTTTTTATTGGTCTTGATGACTAAGTAATCATCTTCTGTTGTCCAAGGTAAGCTTGGTTCTCCAAACTTATTCTTGGTAAGAGTAAACTTTCTATCTGGATAGTATTCTTTCAACGCTGCTTTCCATCTATCAAGCAAGCCTTCAAGCTGCTCAATAATATGTTCAACCGCATCAACTTCTCTACCCATTTCATCTTTCATCATTATGCCTTTCTTGATAAGACACTCTGCTTTATATTTCTTGACACCCTTGTACTCGTCAGGGGTTACAAGATATGAATACCTAAAGTTTGTAGGATTGGGTGTGACTATCTTAATAGTCTCTGGCTTGAGTTCTTCCATGTTTGATACCTTGGTTTGGTTTCCGTTTTAATGCGTCTATAAAAGACGTTCCCTAACTATACCTTGATCTCTTGCTATGTAAATATATATGGTGCTGTCAACACATCTTCAATATCAAAGTCTCCCATATTTAGTGCTGTCGGTAGCTTACTGCTATCACTAAGTTGTTTGGTTGTCTGATGGTATAGATTATCAAGATTGTTATTTCTATAAATGTTAAAGAAACTTTGCTTTACACATTCGATAAACCTTTGAAGCTCAGATGCAGGGCTGCCATAACAATCATGTATGACACAAAAGTTTTTTAATCCATGCTTGCTTGCTTCTACTAAACTCATGTGACAATGTGCAGCATCAAGACTATGTATATAATTACTAGGAAAACCCTGTGCCTGTTTACGTTTATCTACCTTAGTAGTATCTGGTTCAGCTAGACTTAACCTAACACTTGAGTTACTTAGTTTAGTCTTTACTCTTTTGATATCATTCTTGTAATAGTTTTGCTGTACAAGAAACCCTGATGGTGTATGCCAGGAAATAGGTTTGTTCTCTTTATTGAAACATAAAGCTGTAGTTTGCAAGTACTTCAATACTTCATAGCTTTCTGGGGTTACATACTTTACTGCCTGTTCAATCATGGTTGCCAAATAAAAATTATTCTTAAAATTTTTTGCGATAAAAACATTTTCATTAACAAAATACTTTTCTATGTAGTGAGCTATGCCGAATGTGGTTGAGTTATATGGAATCATAAGCACAGGTTTTTTTATAAACTTTCTTGTTAACTTATCTTTCTGTGCATACCAAACTTTAGCCTGGTCAGACTTGTCATACTTCAGTAGCATCAAGAGAACATCAAGTATTTGTTTATATAAATCCTGTGGTTCTTTAACATTTTGTAGGTTAACTTTGTTAGCTAAATGTTGATTAGATATAAGACCAGCTATATGTTGATAGCCATTATTTGTACCATCAAGGCAACAAACATGATGCGATATATAACCATACCCTTCGCATTGAAACTCACACCACTCTTTACACCAAGCAAGAAATTGAAATGGCTCTTTAGCTTTACCCCATATACCGACATTACCTAATGGGTCTTTAAATACTTCTTCCGCCAAATCAGTTCCTTCTATGTAAGCCCACTCCAATCTTTCTTCGTATGTATGTTTGTTCATACCCCAATGGTTTGCACCTGCTATGGCTAACCAATTCAAGTCTTGCTTAGTCTTAATCTCTGCACCCTCATGGAATCTATGCAGCCCTCTTGCAATGTCATTACCTTGTGGGTGGAAGTGTGCAGTTAATGGGTACATACGACCAGTAAAATCAAATTGATAAACGTGATAAAATTTTTCGTCACAATATCTTTTTGCTGTATCAATCATGGATAGTATCTGATAACGCTTGACCATATTCTGTGCGTTCATATCATGGATTAAAGAAGCTAAGTATCTCCACTCCTTTCGTGCTTCCTTATTAGTATCTATATCGAGTGGTTTTGTTGGCAGTTCTGCAAGCTCCCTATCAATCAATGAACCAACCTCTATTCGTTCCTCCCAACAGTATTCAAGAGTTTCTAATACAAACTGATTTACACCCCAAGCTGTCTGACTCGCCAGAGTTAACGCTTTCAGACTTGTTGTTAAGTCTTCTCCTCGTAGTGTGTTTAGGTAGTCTTGATTAGAACTCTTGATTGCTTTTGTTTTTAGTCTGTCTGTGTAATATCCACCATTATCAATCGACTGCCAAGGCCGAGGAATGTCCAAGCAGGGAAGATATATAGGGAAAGCAGCTATTCTATTTGATCTACCCTGCCTTATATATTTCATAAACCTATCAGTAAATACAACATAACTTGTTGATGTCTTGCCTACCTTTTTGTTTATCATGTTGACCATATTAATTTTTATCATTATCAACTCGATCAACTTCAGCCCAACCTTAAGTTTATTACCCCTTGTCCAAGTCTGAAACTCATGCCCTTCTTTGTTCATGTGATAGACCATAAGGTTTCTTTTGTAGCCTTCATTCCTGGTGTCTTTGGTATGTTTCTTTATGTTCTTAAAATGTTTAGGGTCTAGCTCTTCAAACTTAGTAAATCTAAGTTCGTCTTCTAACATCTGCCCTATCTTAAGTGCAGTAGATACAGTTGTCTTTAGTTGTGAAGCATTATCTAGTAATACTTTAAAAGCAATAAAGGCAACTACATCTACGTCTGGAAACTGCGAAAGAAACAAAGCAGAGACAGCTTTAACTCCTACCTTACCGCTAAGACTTTCATCTATATGATCTTGTATTGCTTTGCTTAACTTCTGTAGTCCTGACTCTATGATGTTGCGAGCATAATAGTTCTCGGACTCCCTACCCTTCTCTATGTTTTTGTTTTGTTTACTGATCTTGTTATAGGCTGAGATGCTAGAGATACTTTGCTCTAGCTCTAGTTGTTTCTTGCTAGGCTCAATCATTTAATACATTAACTACAGAGTGCAAAGCCTTTGGTGCTAAGTGTGCATAGATCATGGTGTTCTCTATGTCCTCATGCCCTAGCCAATCTTTGACCAGTAGTATCGGTACTCCTCTTTGTACTAGCCTTGATGCACAAGTATGTCGGCATAGGTGTAAGGTATAGAACTTCTTATCGGCATAGCCTAAGTCCTTCCTAGCCTTCTGCCAGATAGCATTTAACTGTGTGTAATTCATATTAAATACTTGGTCAAAATCTCCTACTTTCCTGTAATAACTTTTAATTGTTGAACAAACTCTATCTGTCATTGGTACAGCTACAGCTTGGTCATTCTTTCTATCGTTAAAAGTAATTTGATTATTTTCAAAATCAATAAATCTTTTTTCAAGATTAAGTAATTCATTTACCCTGCAACCTAAATCAATTAAACAACTAACAATATCAACAGCTTCAAAATCTAACCTCCATAAATATTGGAGAAGTTCAGCTTCCATATCTTTAGTTAGATAATGTACCTTGCTGTTCTTTGTTGGTCTAGGTTTTGGAAACTTAATCATTTCAATGTATCCGTCTTCCTCCATCTCTTGAAGTACGACTCTTAGGTAGCCCATCTTTTGATTGATTACTGCATTACTATTCTTGTGTTCAGTTTTAAGAATATCCATCATCTTGTTAACTATAGGTCTAGTAATTTTATTTACTGGTAGATCTCCAAGTGCTTTGATATTGTGCTTCATTCCTATCAAGAAATTAGTAGCAGATTTAGTTCCGTTCTTTCTTCTTTTATATACAACTCTAGTTGCTTCAGAAAGTGTAGGCATTTTAGTTTTCATGGTGGTTCTTAGTTAGGTGTAAGGTCTTCTATCATTTCAAGATAGCCCTGCTTACCAAAGGCGATAAGATCAGGGATTGTATATTCTCTTGTAGTAAATCTATGACCACAAGAAAGGCACACCCTACGTCTATATACATAAGGTGTGCTGCTTTTATTTCGAAAGCCTTTAGTCTGTTCAGCTTTTCTATAAATAGTTTCCCGAACTTTGATCTCAAGACCTCCGCACTTATCGCACTTCATAAATCTTGCTCCCAAAGTTTGATTAGTTCTTTTAATTCAGCAATCCTTTTCTTGGCTACTGATGTTTTTTCAGCCTTTCGTATACTGATCTGTTTCAGCATGGCTTGAGTTTCTTCGTTGACTTCTTCCATAAAGTTCATACCTCCTCCGTTTTGATTTGGTTAATAGTTTTAATGATTTCTTTTTTGTAGCACTCAATAGTTTTATCTATTGAAAGATTGCCCTCTTCATCAGAGGGCGGATGAATAGTAAAGTCACTATCGGTAAGCTTTGCAGCTCTATGCAGTATGCAATCAAGCTCCCAAAGAGTAGCAGTTTTTGATCTAGTCAAGGCTTTGTGGCTCCTGGAATTTGGTTAATAGTATTTGAAATACCTATATGTAAGTATGCCTAAGTATATATAAAAAGTCAATAAGATTTTTGAATCAACTTAATTTATTTATGCCTAGCAACCGAAGTTTAAAGGCCAGCTAGGGAAATTTAGATAGAAAATTATAAAAAAATATAAAAAAATCAACCTAATTTTTACATTAAGTTGATTAGTTTTAGCCTAGCTAGGGAAGTTTAAAAAGATCTAATGATACTTTTTTTCAAGTCCTTTTTCATTTAATACATAGTTTGCTTCGGGAAATTTAAGAGCAAATTTTTCTATTAAAATGTCTCTTACTATTTCTCTGTCAACTGTATCAGCTTCAAAAGGTATCTTGACATACTTAAGACTTTTAAGTCTGAAGTTTGTAGCAGTTGCAATCTGTTCTTTAGTTGCTTGCATATCATAGATGCCATCTTTACCGTAAAAATCATAGACATAATCTATAAATTCTTGTTGAGGGTGTTTCATTTTGTGGTTCAAAATAAGGTTTATGAGTGAAAGGTTTATGAGCCTTTCAAGGTAGGCTTTACAGCCCACCTAGAAAGAATCTTAAAAAGTATGATTTAATATTTGGCTACCCATCCAATAGATAACCTCATATTGCATCTGTCTAATCAAATCAAAAATAGTCATGTTTGGCTCATCTATGTTAAGTTCTCTTATTTCTAAGAATGAACCTCTCATAATGTCACCTCTTAACCATTCAATAAGATCAATGTTGTAAACATCAACTAAACTATCAGCAATCTCTGATAGACAATCTTCTAATTTGTCTTGTTCATAATCATTAACAAAATTCTGTAGTAGATCAGTAATGATTGTGTATCGCCAATTATTTGGCAATTCGTCATCATGTAAAGCTCTTACAAAACTTTGATAAGTTTCTTTTTGATCTTCTTTAAGTTCAATGTGTCCGCTTGGTTCAATTATGAAAGCATCATAAAACTTTCTTAATTGTTCAACTTGGTTAGTTGTTACCATTGTGGTTCTCCTTTGGTTAGTAGGTTTTGTTGTAGATTTCACCAAGAAAAAAATTTCTCCTGGCCTTTGCCTGGTAAATTTTGCCAGGTTAATTTAAGAAATCCATAGAACCTTTAATTAAAAAGGCTCTAAGGATTCATTAAGTGTTACCTCTTAGTGTATGTAGTAAGTAGTAACAGTAATGTCTTTTTCTGTTAGTTTTACTTTGATGTCTGAGCCATTAATTAAGGAATCAATAGCTTTAGAATTTAAAGGAATAAATTCTGCGAAATCGTCAGCACTAACATAATTTGCTTTCTCCCATACCAAATCTCTATCTAGAGTGTTTGGATTGTATCCTCTTGCATAGATAACGTGGTTATTGTTTCCGCTTCTTGTGTTGAAAGCGTTCATTAAATAAATACCCTCGTCTTTAACTAAATAGAAGCCTTTTTCTTTTGTGGTTTTATTTGTATAAGGCTGATTAAATACCTTATTCTCTTTAGTTAACTTTGCAAGCTCAACTAGTGTTGAGTTTGAACGGAAGTTCAAAGTAGTCATGTTTAATTTTCTAGGTTCGGTGGTTAATTGATTAGCACTAAGCTAATCATTAGACATCATTACATATAATGAGTTCAAAGTCAATAAGATATACGCACCGATAATAAAAAAAGATAAAGACCTATAAAGCACAAATAAGACAAAACACCAAGAATACCCCATAAATAATATAAGATATATTATAAGATCCTAGTTATATCAATACTTTTACTAGATAATATCCCTTTTTTTGTAATTTTTGCGATAGGGTACGGGTAAAATTGTAACGCATATATACGCATTACCCCTTCAAATTTTTGCTCCTAATTTTTTTTGAGGTAATCTTGCAACAGCAAATCAAGGGTTCTCCCCCCTAGTGCAATCCTAAGTGTATTCTTAGTGTAATCTTAATGAGTAGAGGTTACTCTTTCTCCTATAGTGGTCCCTAATAGAAATCTTTAAGGAAACCTTCATCAGATACGTTGGTATTTCTTATTTGTTGAGGAGTCATACCCATAGCAGTTTGAGATATGGTGTTATTGAACATAGAGTTCCAGTTATCTGTGTGTATTGATAGTAGTTCTTCTTTTCTTTTAGAGATATTTAGGTCTTCATTTTGAGCCATGTACTCTGTCCAGTAGGCAACTGCACCAGCTAGAGAGTCAACAAGGTCATCATGTACCAGAGAACCTCTGTGACGAGAGATACGAGATAGTTGATAGACAAGTTGCAGCTTAAGTCTTCTTTCTGGTGTCTCTTGTGGGTTAGAACGGAAGTCTTTTTCTATTACTTTGCGGTCAATTATGAGCCTGTGAGAGTTCATTACAGGTTCTAAAGTGTCGATAATACGCAGTTCTTTGGTCTTATTGTTTCTAACGTCTTCAACTTGGCAAGGATGGAACCGCATAAGAAAGGGTTTTAGTAGTTCAGCAAACATACCACCGCCAAAGTTTTGTTCAACAAGTATTTGATTTATTTTATTGTCTCTGGCAATCTTACTAATCTTTTCCAGAACGGCATCTGAGTAGCCCCCAGAGAGTCCTAAACACTCTGTAACGTATAAATTACCATTAAGCATCTTAACGCAGCTTATAGCGGTCTGATCTTTACCCTTACCAGAAGGGTCAACAAACATAACTGACCCTGTATATTCTATGAAGTCACCAAATTCTTGGGCTGGTCGGTAGAATCTATCGCCATTGAACCCTACACATTGCAAATCTGTGATGACATATTCGGGATTATTAGACCAGATAATTTTTTCTGGTGCAAATTCTTTATTTACAGAAGCGATTACTAGGTCATTTATTTTTAATGGGTATCTATCTTGATCTGAAAGGGTTGTATCTAGTTGAAACTGTAGATTAAACCCAGAACGCCCATAGGAAGCTTCACGTTCCATCAAATCCTGTGCAGAGAATCTTATAGGGTCTACAGGATCATTAGGCTTTACAAGCCCTTCTAGAAGTTCTTTTTGTATTTTAGGAGCAAGTCTATCTCCATAGTTGTTTTTTAGTTGTGGGTAACGTGCAGTCCATATTCTTGTTTCATATCCTCTTTCTTCTAGTGTCAGGTACACAGAGTTTTCTACTTGTGGTGTACCAAGAAAGGTAATCTTGCCATTTGGTTTTAATATCGCTTCAAATTCTTTTACAGCTTCACTAAGTTTGTCTCTCATGGGCTGTGTATAGGAGTTGTTAGGAACTTCTACGTCATCAGCAATTACTTCATCTGCTCTAGCTCCTGACATCTGCCCTAAGACACCTCTAGAAGAGCATGAGGGAGCATGATCGGCCTGTGCAGGTTTTACATCAAAACTTACCTTACTGTTTCTTTGGTCATCTCTGGGTATCAAATCAGCAAGTATTGGCATCTCATTGATAAGACGCATAGTAAATGTAGTAAAGTTATCGGCTCTATCTTTACTGGCAGATACAACCAAGAACTTTAGCTGTGGATTCATACGAAGTCTCCACACTACATAGGTAGATGTAATCCAACTCTTACCTACTCCACGAAATCCCTGTATAATTTTACGTCTTGCACCATATTGTAGATATTCAGCTATGTCTAACTGAACAGGTGTAGGATCTGGTAGGTTTAGATGTCTCCAGGTAACGATTAAAAAATATCTGAAGTCCTGTAATTTTTTAGGAAGTGGCTTCATAAAGGTCTTTTACCCTCTGCAAAGGAATAGCTGCACATTGAGGTACGACACTATTGCCTAATGCTCTAAGTCTGTCCACCCGATTTCGTAGCCCATCATCTCCTCGACAAAGTACGGATTCAGATACATATGATTGCCATTCTGGGGATAAGTGTGGTGTATTGCTCTGCCAAGTGTATGCTGCATTTTGCAATTTTTTAGGGATTGTGAACTTCCGTCTTTCCACTCCCTTGCTGTAGGAGTTGGTAAACTCTGAAGATGATTGAATAAATCCACTGTTTGAGGATTCACAGCTTCCCTCAAGTTGGCTAGATTTGTCCTTCCTTTTCTGTGTTCTGTTACTTGCTTTATCATAGAGCCTACACTTCTCTGCGGAAGATGATCCATCGTTGTTGGGGTAGGTAACATTTGATTCTTGGTTGTCCACTCTTTCGTTTCTACTGTTGTCATCTCCATATCGAATTGAATCTCCTTTAAATGTGGTTTTATCTCTTCCCAATTCTCTACACTTGGATAGCTGAAACCTGCTTTGTCCTTCCGAAACCAATGTTCTATCGTTGTTTTTTTGATTGTTGTTTTCTCTGCTAGTTCCTTGATTGTTGTTTGTTTCCTTAGATAAGTCACAAAGTCTTCCTGTGGTGGTAGATATGGTCTTTCCTCCATCTGATGATTCTGATAAATTTTCATCAGTTCTGGATTGTCTTTGATCATTTTCATCATCACTTTGTCGCTTAAAGTCACTTGTATTGGTTGACCACTTGCTCTGTGAGTTTTTCCTTGTAATAACTTGGTTGCGTGTTTCAAACCATCTTTCTTGCTGTCCATTGTCGTTGGGGTAGGCAACGAGCCACCATCTGCTTCTCTGATGACAGGCTCCCACAGAACTTGCTCGTATAACTGACCATTCTGCATCATACCCTGCTTCGGAAAGTTCCCTGAGAACAATGTCCAACCCTCTATTAATGATCGCTGCCACGTTCTCCAAGACAACGTATTGTGGTCGTACCATGCGTATGACTCGCATGAGTTCAAAGAAGAGTCCTGACCTGGTTTCTTCGGTAATGCCTTTTTGAAGGCCCGCAACTGATATATCCTGACAGGGGAATCCCCCACAAATGACTTGATATTGAAAAGGTTTTGCTGTAAAAGTTTTGATGTCATCATGGATAGGAACGTGTGGCCAATGTTTTTTGAGGACTTTTTGACAGAAAGGGTCAATCTCTATGAATTGTGTGGTTTCAAAACCGCCTATAAGTTTTTCAGCAGCATAACTGAAACCACCAATACCTGCAAAGGTATCTAAAATTTTCATATATCAGCTAAAGGTACAGCATCTAGGTCTGGTAAGTTCTCCATAAGCTCTTGCATTGGGTTCTTTTCTACAGGTAAACATTCAACACCATTATCTTTTAGAAACTGTCTAGCTACGTTTAGATCGCCTGCCTTTGCTTCGCCACTTTGTATCTTACCTAATAGTTCTTTTGCTAAACATTCATGTAAAGTTTCTAATGTTTTTAAACTTCTATCCATGATTAGTCTTGTTTTTAATTAATATAATCACTTTTTATCTGTTTTGCCAAACAGAAGATATTTAATTTTACCTACAAAACCTAACTTTCTAACCTTTTTATATAGTTTCATACCTTTTTCATAGCGATATAGTTTGGTTTCTATATCTGATATACGCATGATTGCTGAAGTCAAGAGCAAATCCTGTAGCTTAGTGTACTTAACCAGGTCTAGACAGTATGCCCTTACAACTTCATCAGGCATTTGTTCTGTCTCACGTTGTTTAACTTCAATCTCAAACTCTATTTCTGGCGGAGGATTGCCAACAAGGATCTTAAAAAACTCTTTATGGTTCATATCAGTTCATTTTAGGAAACAACTGTTGCTCTAACATATCAACAGCACGATCATCTAGCGTGTTGGTAGTTTGTTTGCAGATAGCTCTAAGCAGATCGACTACTAATCTCTTTACAGCAGTTGTAGTAAAGAACTTTAGTAGTACTGGTTTTAAGATTTTTAGCATAATAATCTTGTGTTACTTTCCAAACATAGCTACATTGCTAGTATTAGACAAGAGTTTGCACTTCTATGGAAGATCAAGAACCTAGTAAAGTTGAAACCATTGTAAAAGTTTGCGTACTTTTGTGGTCGGCAACGTTGTTATCCCTCTCATATTACGAACCGCCATCTGGTAAAAAAATTGTAGATTTTGACCCAACTTTCATAGCCTCGATCTTTAGTGCCTCCACTGCCTCACTCGGATTTTCGATAAAAAAGAAAAAAGATACTATAGTAGATAATAAGAACTCTAAAGTAGGCATCAAATGAAAAAGCTATTCTTACTAGGTTTATTTATAGCTGCACCTTGTTATGCAAACGGAGTACCAACGTGGTCAACAGGGTCAAGTAACCGTACAGAAAACACAACTCAGACTATCACTCGCAGTATTGTGACTGAGAAATATGGGTCTGAGATAAATACTTGGGAAGGTTCTAATATATCTGTAGCTGCATCTGCTGGTATAGCAGGTGGTGATGCAGTGTTTACTGTTGATGATTCATCATTACCTTGGTCGTTAAATATCACAACAAGAACAGCAGGTCTTATTGAGCAAATAACTCAGAATGATACGATCAACACTACTAGCGTTATCACTTCTTTGTCTGTCTTTAGTCAGTAATAAAGCAAGAGCCGAAGGCGATACAAACGTACAGGCTCAACCCAATGCTGTTGGTAATTCTAGTATTATCAACCAGAATATGAATGTTAATAATGGAATGACAGGTAAGCTACAGTTTGGAAACTTGATTTGTAGTCAACCTACTATGGCTGTAACTCCTTTTTATACAGGTAATGATGCACAGGGAGAAGATACATATAACATCAATGAAGGATGGGGAGTCCAGGTAAGTTGGATGATACCACTTGGAACTAATAATGAAACGTGTTCTGAACTAGCAAAAGTAAAGCTAGACCTAGCCAAAGAAGAACTAGACAAGCAAGTGCATGATAAGCAGCTAGTTCGTATCTTGAAGTGCGGACAGCTTCACGCATCAGGCTACATGATAAACCCTGCTTCTAAGTTCGCATACATCTGTAGTGATGTAATCAATATACGAAGTTATGTGAAAGCCAACGCAGAAAAATTTAAGTAGCTAGTTAGACGCCACATTACGGGTGTATGTGTACTCTAGCTACCTTTATTATTATCCATCTTTTCCTTCACATTTGCGACTTCTTTTTTAAGAATCTTAGTAAAGATTTTCTTAAATGTTTTCTTGATAACATCTAAAACAGATTGCATAGCAATGCCCCCTATCACGCTCGCTACACTTGCAGTACCTGCTGCGATAATACTCGATGCAATCACTTCTGGGGCAGGTACTGGAAAATCATAATTAATAAATGGTATATTAAAAGTAGCTACAGGTTCTTCAGTTGATAAAGTTTCTTTGGTGGCTGGCAGGTTTGTCGGTATTGTTTCTGGTGTTAGCTGTAACTCTTCCTCCTTTGAAGATGCTTTATCTTCTTCAGCAGAAGATCCCTGACCTCCCAGACCCGACTCTACCTGTTCCAGACTTGGAAGAAGAACTGGATCTAGATATGGAATCTCTGCCACAGGTGGATAGAATATTGTATTAGGTGGTACAAGAACATTATTTGTGTCTGGTAGATGTGGTAAATTAATCTCCATCTTTTACATCTCCAATAGAAATAGACCAGCCTTCTTTTCCAAATTTACCAGTTTCTATAATCTTTGGTTTTTTTATTTTTTTATCTAATTCTTCGTGATATTTTTTTATATCGTTATCTAGTTCTAAATTAAATCTTTTTATCCTTAACCAGTTAATAAATTTATCTACATAATATTTAACTAATTTTTTTAGAAATCCAAATATCATTAACTAGGTTTTGGGTACTTGTCTTTTACAGCTTTTAGTGCTTTATATAGATTACCAGAAGTTGTTAAAGTTCCAGCAGCAATGTCTTTGAATAGCAAATCAAATTGTTCTCCCAAATCAGGATAGATAGTATCTGTTGTACCATCTTCACCTGTTCTTTGTTTTTGATAATTTAATTTATCAAGTTCAACTCTAGCAGCATCAACTAGACTTTGATCTAATGTTATTTGTGTTTTTCCATCTTCTTTAAAAGCACCAATATCATCATCAATGATTGCTGCTTCTGGATATGCTTTTCTGATGGCGTCGTGATCTAAATTTGGCATTATGCTCCTATTTCTATTGCTTGTATTGAACTAGCTCCACCATAGTTATCATCCCTTGTATTTAGATACCAAGTGCCACTATTATGCTTAATTGTTAGTGAATAAGTTATACTACTTGTGGTATTTGGCTCGTCAAGAAATGTAATAGTTACTGGTTGTCCTCTTGTGGAATTTTGTTTTCCTGCGACTGTACCTACATAACCGCTAACTGGACTGCCTGGATCAGTTGTACCGACATTCAATGCAGTGCTATCTCTTAGAAGTCTGTACACAAATGAAGAGGTACTACTAAATCCATGTGTTAGTGTTACCAATACTAAAACTTTGCTTGTTGATGCTGAAGGTGTAATACTCACAGATAAACCACTTATTGCAACATTAGTACTATGTGAAGAACTAGAGCCTTGACTTTTTTTAGTGTCTTGTACAATTTGAAGAAGTTTACCGCCACCAGGTAAATTTGTTAAAGCTGCACCGCTAATAGCAGGTAAAGCACCTGTAAGCTTTGATGCAGCCATACCATTTATCTTTGCATCTGTAACTGCAAGATCAGCTATCTTAGCTGTTGTAATTTGATTGTCTGCAATATCAGCTGTAATAATTGTGCTAGCAGCTATTTTGCCGTTAGTAACTGCATTATCAGCTAACTTAGCATTAGTAACTGCACCGTCAGCTATGTGAGCAGTATCTATAGAACCATCTACATAATGTTCAGAATTAATTGCATCATCAGCAATTTTTGTACCATCTACTGCGTCTGCGGCTAGTTTTGCTGTAGTAATACTTCCATCTGCTACAGCACCAGCAATTTTTAATTGACCAGCCATACTGCTGTGACTACTGCATTGGTAGTACAACAAATCAGGTGCATCATGCGGTACTGTAAATACTATTTCTGTACCACCTGCACCACCATTATTTGTTACCCCTGTGTTATAAGCATCATTAGTACCACCATTTGCAATACTGGTTTTTATATAGAAGGGGTGTGCATTAGCACTATTTCTATTTTCAAAGATATAAGTATGACCTCTGCTAAGTGTTAACGTAGGGTCATTTACTGCACCTGTAAGACCTTTACCTGTAAATGTATAGTGGTTTGTGCCACTAGCACCTAAGACATATCTTAAGGTGTCTTCTATAAGTCTTGATGAAACTTGTGTTAAAGGCATTACGCTGCTACCTCCATTGCTGTGATAGTTGAAATAGTACGAGGAAAGACCCAATCAGTTTTAGTTTCATCAGAATCTCCTGTTCTATTGATATATAAAGTTCCAGCAAAACTACTGGCTGTATATGGATGTTGTATCCTTAGACTATAAGTAATTGCTGAAGTACCTCCAGCAGTATCAAGAAACTGTCCATGTACATCTTCTAAATCTAATAAAGTACCACCTTGACTTTGAAATGAAGCTCTTACAGTAGTGCCGCCACCATCATTACCTATAGCATCTGTAAGCACAGAACCATTTTTATAAAGATAAGCATACATACCTGTTGAACCTATAAAACCACCATTTACATGGCAATCTAGAAGAATTTTATTACTTGCGTTTGATGGCGTAATACTTAAAGTTAATCCTGTAATGTCACCTGAGATAGTACCCGGAGTAACAGTTGTAGAGAATACATCTTTTTTAACTGTCTGTACAACTTGAAGAATTTTACCAACACCTCCGTTAGGAAATGAAGGTTTACCCGCACTATCTATTGTCATAGCATCACTTGATGCTGCGGTGCTTCTTATGGCGTTGGTAACTAATCTACTCATGGTTTAGGATATTTGTCCTTTGTAGCTTTGATTGCAGTAGCCCAAGCTCCTGTTGTATCTAACTTACCAGCCAACATATCTTTGTAAAGCATATCTAACTGATCTCCTATCGTTGGATAGATAGTATCTGTTGTGCCATCAGCACCAGTTCTTTTTGACTTGTAGGCTACAAGGGCTGCTGCATCATCTAAAGATTTTCTAGCTGCTGCTATCTTTGCATTATCTAGTGTTACCGATTTACCATCTGCATCAAACGCACCAGCAGAATCGTCTATAGAAACAACAGGTTTTGCTTCTGATTTGTAAGCTTCGTAAATAGCTTCGTGATCTAAGGCCATAATAGTTTTTCCTTAATTATAATAGATAGCCATTATGCTGCTATCTCCATTGCTATAATATTAGAAAATGCTCTAGCTCTATATACATAAACTTGGTTGTCGTTATTAACATTTCTGTTTACATAAAAATTAGAACTATTTTCAGTACAAACTTGCATTTGATAAACAATAGCTTGCCCTACACTATAAGAAGGTGTATCTATAAAAGTAAAGTTAAAGCTTTCTGAATGAGTTTCATTAATTTGATTCTGTCCAATAATATTTGTAGTTACTCTACTGCGGTTTCCATCAGCATCACCTAATTTTATGGCTGTAGCAGTCCCACCAGCAACACTTCTAGTAAATCTAACACCAGTACTATTTCCAGAATGATGTACTTTACCTAAGCAAAACTCAACGTGAATTTTACTACTAGCTGCTGTTGGTGTAATAGTTACGTTAATTCCAGAAACATTTTGAAAAGTTAAAGCACTTCCATCACCACCATTTTGACCTGACATTGAAACAGTATCTGATTTTTCATTAGAAACTACTTGAAGAATTTTACCTACAGATGAATTAGTAGTAAGAATAGTACCATCACCATCACTAGGTAATTTAAGGGTACGATCAGATGCAGGGTTACTATCGGGTGCAACTATAGAAACACCATTACCACCGCTATGTAATAACTTAATCTGACTCATGCTGCCACCTCCATAGCTGTTATCGTTGAAACACAATTATTCATGTAAGTGTAGTTGTCTAAAGCAACTCCACTATTAATTCCGATAGTATAAGCAGAAGAATATGGAGAGTATGC